ATTATTTCCCGTACAGGTGGTTTTGCGTCCGGGCCTATTCCAAAGATGATGATGATCAATGAGATTGGTCGAAGAGTTATGCAAGGGGGTTCTCGGAGGTCCGCTATCTACGCCTCACTTAATTGGCAACATAAGGACATTCAAACTTTTCTTAATGTTAAGGATTGGGATGCTTTAAAAGTAGGCAACACTGGGTTAACCTTAAAAGATATTAAAGAACAAGATTTTGATTTCCCAGCACCACTAGATATGACAAATATCTCGGTAAACTACGATACCAAGTGGTTACTAAACTATATGAAAACAAACAATTCTGGTGACACATTTAAGAAAAATGTAACACAGGCCATGAAGACGGGTGAGCCGGGATTTAGCTTTAACTTCTTTGATAAAGAAAACGAAACTCTTCGTAACGCATGTACTGAAGTAACCTCTAGTGATGACTCAGACGTATGTAATCTTGGTAGTATCAATCTTTCACGAATTGAGACTGTAGAAGAATTTGCTTCTGCTGTAGCTCTAGCCACAGAATTTCTTCTTATTGGTACACTCAAAGCTGACCTTCCCTATGAAAAGGTCTACCAAACAAGAGAGAAAAACCGCCGACTAGGTTTAGGTATTATGGGTGTACACGAGTGGCTTCTTCAACGAGGTCACAAATACGAAATGAACGATGACCTTCGTAACTGGATGTCTGTTTACAAAGGTGTTAGCGATCATGTATCAAAAACAGAATCAGATAGGCTAGGTATTTCTAGACCAGTAGCTAACAGAGCTATTGCACCAACTGGAACTATTGGTATTCTTGCAGGGACTACTACAGGTATTGAACCAGTATATGCAGTGGCTTATAAGCGCCGATACCTAAAAGGAACTAAGTGGCACTATCAAAACTATGTAGACCATGCTGCTCAACAAATTATTCAGAGTACAGGTGTTGACCCAGACAAAGTAGAAAGTGCTATTGATCTAGCAGCAGACTACGAAAGGCGTATTAAGTTTCAAGCAGACGTACAAGACTACGTTGATATGTCTATCTCTAGTACAATTAACTTACCAGCTTGGGGAACTGATCTTAACAATGAAGATAAGGTAGACCACTTTACCTCTGTATTAGCTAAGTATGCACCTAGGCTTCGTGGGTTTACGTGTTACCCTGATGGAGCGCGTGGTGGTCAACCTTTAACCCCAATTTCTTACAAAGAAGCTATTGAAACTTTGGGAACTGAGCACGTAGAAATGAACGATGTTTGTGATATTACTTCAGGAGGTTATTGTGGGTCTTGAAGAGAAATTTATTTACTCACTTCTGTGAAATTTTGGATGTAACTTAAAGGACATAAAATGTGTGTTGTTTCTATGATTGGTGACCACTATAGAGAAAGAGTACCAGAAATTCATCCTTGGGTTGTTAAACAAATTACCATACCCGGCCCAACAAGAGAAGAATTTGATTCTTTGAAAAAAACTGTTGATGAAATGATGAAGCTTTTAAAAAGAGCAAAAAAGTATGACCAAGAAAACAACGAACCTGACTGTGAAATTGAAGACAAAATGCAATTTCTAAGAGAAGTAGCAAAAAGAGTTGGTGTTGATTTAGACAAAGAGTTGATTAAAAATGTCTAATGATTATGAGAACGACCAAAGATGACAAGCAAAGATTCTACCAAAGGTATAAAAAGTGATGGTTGGTCCACCAGATATTACGAGCTTCCAGAAGGTTCTAAAGAGTTACAAGATTTAATTGAGTATAAAAATATGAATTTTGCTGTAGCTAACATCTTTAAAGCTGCTTACCGTTTAGGGGATAAAGAAGGAACTAGTCCCGAATACGACCTAAATAAAATTGTCTTTTTTGCTGAAAGAGAACTAATTAGAAGGAAAAAACTAAGTGATCAAAGCAGTATACCTGACAGTGATTCTAATGGTTAGTAATGGTTCACCACAGATGCAAACAATACGAATGCCCAGTTTAGACGAGTGTGTTCGTACTGGTATTGAGTTCATGGTAACTGAATCTAAAGACCTAAATAATTCTAGGCTACCGTACAAACAAGGTTTCACTTGTGAAGAACACGTTATCCCAACAAATTAAAGCAAAGAAAAACCCCCTTGGATTTCTCCTTGGGGGTTTCTTTTTGTCTTTAGTCTTTAGGCCATCTTCCTTTCAGCCCATCTAATAAGCCAACCAGCAGTCTTTCCTCTTAAAAATTCGTTAGCCTCAATAGCTTCAGGTTTTAGAATTTTTTCTACAGGAGTTTTAGAATCTGCACGAAGAACTGCTTTAGCACCTCCATCACCGGCAAAGTGGGCTAGGTACAGTGTACCATTGGTCACTGGAAGACCAGCAGACTTAAGGGACTTAATGTTTTCTTGTGTGAAAACTTCCATAGCTCTTTTCTGTTGTACTGGATCAGTTCGACCTTCTGGTGTTAGACCAAGCTGAGGATACCTTTTCATCAGTCCTTTCCAAGTTCTATCAACAAACTGAAATAACCCGGTAGCTGAAGAAGTTTTAGCCCTAGCATTTGGGTTACCAGAACTTTCGGCACTCATAGTCTTTTGGTAGTACCTAGTAAGGTCTAGTGGACCACCAGCAGCTACAGGAGCAACAGAACCAGATTGTGTAGCGGGAACAGCATTAGGGCTATACGAACCGTCTGTAGGAGCAATAAACCCGGCTACCATAGGATTAGCGTTAGCTTCTGCTTCTGTTTGTACCTGTAGATTTAGTGGGTTAGACCGGACCATTTCTGGTGCTGAAGACCTACCGGGGGCAGGGGCTTGAGTAGCAGTCTTAATAACTGTGCCCTGTGCAGCATTACGCTCAGCAGGAAGAACTCTGTCTTCACCACCTCTGGGTGTTTCTACTATTGGTACTGTCTTTACAGTCTCTCCGTCAACTACCTGATTCTCAAAAGCCAGTGGCTCAGAAGGTGGTAGTTCTTCATCAGAAGCCATAGCATTTGGATCAGAAGGTGTTAATTGTCTTGGGTTATCAACTACAGGTTTATCTTTGTCAGGAACTATAGATGGTTTCTTTTTAGCGACGCCTTGAGATTGTTCTTCACTTAGTTTGTATTGCTGGTAAGCTTTTACAACTTCTTGTAGATCAGAACGTTGAGCACCACCTACACCAATAGACATAAAAATAGTGTCTAAAGATTTAGTAAAACTTTCTTTGTCTTTAGAAAGAGCTAGGACTGGTTCAATAGCTTCTAGAGCTTTGTTAATGTCATTTACTGCTTCAATTGAGTAACGCATACTAGTACTTACAGCAGCTGAACCTAAACCAGCAGAAGACACTAACCTACCAGAAGCACCAATCCGGGCTTTCTCTGGGTTAGCTGCTACAGTAAACCTTTGACCATCAAACCCAATAACTAGAGGATTCTTCTGCTGAGCACCAACACTAAAATCACCAGAAAATTGATTTTTTAGGTTATCAACATGGACATCCATAACTGACCTAAAGTTAGTAATAACCCAGTTCTTGTAGTCTTCCAGAGCCTTAGGATTAGTCTTACCGACCTCAACCATTCTCTGTGTCATAGCAGGGGAAGCTAGGGCCGTAAAGACTCTAGTCCTGCTGTTAGGTGAGAAGTGCTTGTTAAGCATGTCCATGTTACCCTCAGCAAACAAGCTAGAGGTAAGTTGACGAATAGACTCTGGGCTAGTCTTAGGGTCAAGAATCATGTTCTTAACACCATTGATTGAGGCGTTGGCCACCTCAGCTTTCTGCTTAGGATCGGCAGTTCGGGTTTCTTCACTAATAGAAGTACCAAGAGGTTTACCTTGTACTGCCTTTATACCAATCTGATCAAGCTGAAGTTCACTTACTTCATTACTTAATTTACCTTGTTTTTGACCAATAAACGTATTAGCCGCATCTCTGCTAATAGCATCAAGAGCACCAGCAGTACGAGCCACAGTGGACTGCTGCATTACAGCATAGGCATCACCCTGCTTGGCTAGGTCGACGATCCTCTTATTGTGGTCTAGAAGACCAGTACGACCAGTTAGAACATCCTCTTCAAGCTTCTTGTATTCATCATCAAGAACCTTACGAAGCTCCTGACGCTTGGCTACGGACATCTTACCCATGTAGGGTTCCATAAGAGTGTTGAAATCTCTATCAACAGTACCCTTAAACTGCCCCATCATCATCTGTAGTTCCTGAGCTTCCTGAGGACTAATTACACCATCAGACATAGCTTCGTTTCTACGTTTGGTAATAGCACTTAGAGATGTGCCAGAGACATTCTCAGCGGACTCTACAACATTACTAAAACGAGTTTGAAGCATACCGTAGACATTTTCAGATGCAGCTTTAAAGTAAGTCTCTTCGTTAGCCTTGCCAGTCTTTTCAGCAAACTCTAGGTTCTTTAGTTCAGCATCTCTACGAGCAAGCTCTGATTGTCTACCAAGAACTCTACGCTCTACAGATAAACGAATATTAGGGTTAGAGTCACCTGCTGTAAGTTCCTCGGCACTAAAACCAAGACCAGCAGCAGTTGTTTTCATTTCCCTCCAACGCTTCTCAGTGTCTTTTTCATCAGCTTCACGCTGGGCGTTAGCTTTATCCCATTCTTCGTAATACTTCTTAGATGGATTAAAACCATACTGTCTTTCGTAGGCTTTCTCAATCTGCTGAGCCATACCGGGGTTCTTGGAAATGTCATCTCGCATCATAGTAGAAATACCTTGCCAGTAGTTTACTGACTGTAGCTTACCTTGTCTAAACCCTTCTGTCATGGTGTTACCACGATTGATACTAGTTTGGACTGTGGGTGGTAGCTGACCAATTTCAGCAGGTGACATAGGGCCAGATACAGTTCGGTTACCCGGTGTTTGTTTTGCCTCCTGTGATTCCAAAGCAACAGATGCTCCGGTACGATCAAGAGTATCTGGCATAATATTTCGAGAGGCTACTCCAGCGTTAATAGCTGTGTCTGCTGCTTTGTTCTGACGCCTCTGAATGTCACCAAACAGAGAACCCATCTGATCGAACAGAGAAGCAAACCCAGCACCGGGGTTACCGGGGTTGCCCCCGATACCACCAGCACCGGGGGACAGATTAGGAGCAGGTTTTACACCCGGATCAACGTTGTACTTATCTGCCATTTTGCATTCTCTCTCTTTCGATCATATCAATTCTACCCTTCTGAATTTCAGGGGTTGGTGCTTTCATAATAAAGATACGGTTTAGTTCGTTCATGTCCTCGTCTTTAAATTTACGTAGGGTATTTACAAACAACTGGTTTCTGTCAGTAACACTAAGCCTACCGACACCTTCCATTAGAACCCTAGCTCTATTGAAATGGTTCTCAGCAGCTTTAGTGTCACCACTAGCAGTAGCTCTAAACGCTCTGCTAAATTCAGTCTCAATTGCTTTTGTAAGCTCCTGAGCAGCAGACCTTTGATCTTTAACTACATCCTTACGAGCGTAGAACTTAGCCATTTCTCTAGGCTGTACACCTAGAGTCTGGGCCATTACGTCCATGAAGTTTACATCTTCTGAGTTCTTAATAGGGACACCAGTACGAGTGTAGTAGGTGCTGTAGTTAGCGAGTAACCAAGCCTTAGTAAGGTTGTTGACAGTTGTAACAGACTTAAGAGCATCTAGTACATCTTCTACAGCAAACGGAACTTGTTCATCTGGACCTTTGAACACATTGGCGATCTGTCTTGAAAACGGGGCAGCGTTTCCTATCACGCTAATCGCCGTCGCACCACTAACACCTAGGAACAGTTCAATAGCTGCGTTGATGTTGGCCTGCTTGTCACCGTCGAAGATTTGCTTTAGAGTTGGAAGCCCACCGGGGCCAAACCGTTCACCTAGAGCGTACTGCCTACCGTCTGTAGCCTCTGAGATAATTTCAAAGAGACCACGGCTTAGGGTCTTGGTAATTAGGTTAGCGTCTAAGTCAATAGCATTTTCCTGAGCGTATTTTTCAATACTCTCGTACCAAGGCC